AAGCCATTGGAGTGGACCCAAAAGGGCCCCCGCACTTTCCCGGATTCTCCCCAGAGGGGGAATATCGGAAGATAGGCCTCGTATGGCTCGATAGAGTCATACAAAGAGGACTAATGAGCAAAGGCGAGGGAACTCGTCTTGCTCATTTCATTTCTACTAGGGGGCTTCCGCCTCCTACAAAAGAAATGATAGAAGGAGCGCTTGCGAAACATCGCAAGACACTCCTTACGGAACCGGCCCCCCTCGAAGAGGGAAGGGTCGAAACCGTTAGACTACTCTCCCGAAGAATCGGGAAGAGAATCAATCGGTCGGCTGCCCAACATTTGTTGGAAAACCCCGAACACGTCTCAATAACGAACTCAAGTTCGTTCGCCTACTCCCGTAGAGACGGGGGAAGGGCAATTGAGGTTCAACACGAATTCAACCAATGGGTGAATCGTGTAGTTGACAACGAACGTTTTCAAGTTTTAGGTCACCACATTGCTCCCGGGAAAAACTGGGAGACAGTTGTGTGTTACCCGAGAGATCGAATGGATCTCGAAGGTAAATCCTTTGGAGACCCCATAAAAGGGGGCCTCTTAGGGAATCCTAGAGCCGGTTACGATCGTAACCTAGGCTTCCAGATTCTCCAATGTGCTGCCGAAGCAGGACAGGAGAGAGGGATTCTCGATGAACGTTATAACGTCATCGGACATCCCTATGTCCGAGCCGCTGTCTCAAGTGAGCCAGGTGGCAAGGCCAGAATTGTTACTGCCAATGAATGGTGGGTAACAATACTTCTCCAACCTTTAGGGCATGTTTTAACATCCCTATTGATGGAAATCCCATCTGCGCGAGCAGGCCTCTCAAGAGGCGAGCCAGCATGGGAATGGGCCGAAGATTTGCGCTTAAGCGCAAAAGACCCTTTATCGGTAGATGAGCTGTATGCTCATATGCCGATACTTACTTCTGATCTCTCCGAAGCGACAGATCATTGTAACCGAGACCTTTCTCGAGCAATGCTCGAAGGCTTCCTTGAGGGAGCTGGTCTCGAAACGAGTATGGGGTACTTAAGTACCGCAATCGAACTCCTTATAGGGAGAAAGTTTCTCGTACCGTCTTGACTTCCCTCTTTTGAGGGGGTTAGACGCTCTGCCAGAAACACCGGATGCATTGAGCGGACTTAAGTCCTTTCAACAACTCCGTGCAAACTAGATGCACTAACAGGTTAGCATCAACATTGGACTGGCGCATAAGCGCGTTCAATGCTAACTCACCCTCTAAGAATAGAAGGCTGAGGATGCTCGGAGAGATTCCTCGTGATGTCAAAGCATCATTCGCAGGTTTCTATATGACCAATGGCCTCTTAT